CTTCGACAGAAATATTATGGTAGATATGGATGGGATTGCCCGTTTATGCTTCTCACATAAGTTCCCTGGGTTTAAAATAAAGAGATACGGTGACTTGAAAAGATTTTGGTATGGTACTGACAACTTAAGGAATGTTATGTCAAAGTGTACACAGTACTGTGGTATTAGTCACAGTGTTCGTAGAGTAAATGCTACATTGAAAGCGCGGGTATGATGTAAAGGTAACCTGAATCCTTGCCAAGGATTATTTGCGAGTTCGATTCTCGCTACCCGCTCCAAACATCAAATGAAACAAAAATTTATTAATCTATATATGGATTGGGCTACCCGAGTTGCTCAATTAAGTTATGCCCGTAGGCTACAAGTTGGTGCAGTTATCGTAAAAGATGATTGTGTTATCAGTTATGGTTATAACGGTACGCCTGCTGGCTGGGATAACAATTGCGAAGATGAAATACCTGTTTCACCTTGTGAAGAATTAGATAATACTTGTACACTAAAAACTAGACCTGAAGTATTACATGCTGAAATGAATGCATTAATGAAATTAGCAAAAACTAATGGATCAGGTAATAAAGCATCTTTATTTGTAACTCATGCTCCGTGTTTAGAATGTGCGAAAGGAATATATCAAGCAGGTATATCTGAAGTCTATTACGGAGAAGATTACCGATCTGAAGATGGGGTATATTTTTTAAATAAATGTGGTATTAAAATACAAAAAGTTTTTAATAAATAAAGCAAAAGGAAATTATATGCCTAGAATTAGTTCTGAAAAAGCTATTAAAGCAATTGGTAATTGTTATGATTTAATTTTAATTGCGGCTGTAAGACAAAGAGAATTAAAGCGTGGATATAAACCCAAAGTTGAAACAACTAATCTAACTGCTATTACCGCATTGCAAGAAATTGAACAAGGCCTGATAGGAAGAGAGTACCTGAAAAAAGTCAAATAGAGTGGGAAAGTGTTGTATAAAAACAACACTTGACAATAAATGGGCGGTTTGCTATAATATATACATGATGACAACAACACGCAAGCGCCGAACAGATCGTAATCACCTGATCTATATGATTCAGAATTCCAAGACTGGAGAACAGTACATTGGTCTGACTGCCCTGTGCTACAACGGAAATGTAAGGCGCACTCTTACCCGTCGTATGCAGAAGCATCTACAACGGGCTATGACAGAAAACAAGACTTGGGGCCTGTGCCGCGCACTGCGTGAATATGGTCCTGAAGCTTTTGTGTTTGGTCACTTAGAAACGATTCGTGGTAAGGGCCCAGCCCATGCCCGTGAAACAGAATTGATTAAACAGTTGAATCCAGCGTTGAATACATTTGGAACTACTCATGATTGACTGTTTGGTATTAGGTGATAGTATAGCAGTAGGGGTATATCATCATGTAGCGCCATGCGAGTCATTGAGCAAAGGCGGTTGGAATACTGCACAATGGAATAGAGACTACTTAAAATACGATCTCACTGCCAACACGGTGATCATCAGTTTGGGTAGCAATGATCATAAAGGCATCAAAACACAAGAAGAACTAGAACGCTTGAGAGAAAAAGTTCAAGCAGGCCGCGTGTTTTGGATATTGCCCGCAATCAAGCCAGACATTCAACGCATAGTCAAAGTGATAGCTGCCTTATACGGTGATACTGTAGTGCCAATCACTCGCCTACAACCAGATAAAATTCACCCTAGTTGGGCAGGTTACAAACAAATTGCTAAAGAGGTAAAACATGAATGAATTTTATTCGGTCCAATTAATTGGTTGTGATAATTACTATTGGGCTGGTACTGGTGGTATACTTTCTTGGGGATATTAAATGATTTGGAGCGCACTAATATTTGGATTTTTCTCAGTATTTGGATGGAACAGTGGACAGAAGGTATGGGACAAATATATTGAACCTAAATTTGAAACTAAAGTTGAACAACCCGAACATAAAGGAAAAGATTAATCATGTATCTAGGTGAAATAAACGAAGCATTAGACAACCGCATTACCGGTGGTAGTGAGTATCATTGGCAATGCTACGGATCTAACGCAAGGTATTTGGATTATGAATCAGACCATGCTCATGCTAGTGTGTTATTTGATTCAAAAACGCAAGTGGTATATGAAGCATCAGTCAATGCCAAGGACGAAAAGATAACACCATATCGTTGGCTTAATCCTGAATATAAAGACGCATACTATGCTGAATCAGCCGATAAAAAAATTGACCCTAATAATGCTTGGGATGATACAAATTGGTGTGATTTAGAAGTTGCAGATGATTGGCTTGAAAAGGCTCATGCTATCTTCAATGGGCTAAGTTTTGATCACAGAGTGACATTGCCTCTTGACTTAGATGATGCTACTATGCTACAATTGTGTATGGAAGCGCATAAGCGTGATATCACATTGAATAAAATGATTGAACAAATTTTGGAGATGGCGATAGCCAAAGAATCATGAACGAGGCTATAAATAATTCAGTACACTGGATTATAGATGATTACCGATCAGATCGTATACGCTTTATTATGGAGTTGGTTGCTTGGGCTCTTAGTATTGGGTGTGCTATTGCAATGGCTGGAACAGTACCAAACCCTCCACTTGTGGTTCTTTACCCTGCTTGGATTACTGGTTGTTCTATCTATGCCTGGTGTGCTTATTCTCGTCGCTCATTTGGTATGCTCGCTAACTACCTCTTGCTTGTCTCCATTGATTCTGTTGGTTTAATTAGAATGTTTTTATAAGGGATAATATGTCAGAAGAAACGCAATTAGTATTGGTTGAGTGTGTATCAATGTTCCGCATTCGGTACTTGGTTGAAGTTCCTGTTGGAATCGATAACTATGGACATGACAAAAAAGAATGGGCATTAGATACAGTATCTATGGAAGCGGCAAAAGAGTTCAGCCAACAACACATTGGCGAGAACATTGTTAGTAGCCGAGTAATTAGCAAAGAAGAAGCATTGGTATTATGCGATCAGGATAATGACTATGCTAGGAGTTGGTCTGAAGAACAGAAAATTGGACAATTTTTTACCATGAAAGAGGAACACATTGAATCCGTATAATCCAACTGAAGATTGGGCCGAAAATGATTGGACTACCTTTACTGCTTGGCTAAGGGGAGCATTGCATTCCAATGAAGTAACCGTAACCTTTACCAAAAAAGACGGATCCGAACGGGTGATGAAATGCACTCTTGATCCCGAGATTCTTCCTCCTTCTCCTGTAACTGAGGGCAAAACTGAACGGAAAAAGTCAGAAAATACCCTAGCCGTCTACGATTTGGAAGCCCAAGCATGGCGTAGTTTTACTATCAAATCTGTAAAAAAAGTTACCTTTTCAATTACCAAAGATTGACAATAAATTGTATCTAATGCTATTATAATAGCATTGATATAACTATGGATGCGTCATGAAAAAGATTTTAGCGGCAATGTCGGTTGCACTTGCTGGGTGTGGCGGTGGTGCAACTGATTCCCCGACTTCAGTAGCAGTTAAAAACAATGTAGAAAATCTACCATTATTTTCTAGTACTCCCATTGAACTGCCCGATTTGCGTCCGTTGTATGATTCGTTGTGCGGGAATTTAACTGATATATCTCCCCAAGCACTTTTAGTAGATTTAAATAAAGACGGCAACAAAGATATTGCGTTGCAATTCTTTTGTCTGCGTAACAGTGAAATCGGAAAGCCATACGACGGGTCAACTCCAAACAAGTTTATTGTTTTTCTCCAACAAAAGAATGGATCTTTTATTGATGGAACTAGATCCTTGTTTGGGGTAGATTATGTTGACTTAGGGGGCATTGCAACAAGATCAGTAGTAAATGACTTCAATAAAGACGGATACCCAGACATTGTTTTTTCAATCTCTAGGGAAGACGGGAGGTTACCCAACGACAATGGCGCGACAAATATTAATGCTCAAAATATTTTCATCACCAGCAATGGTAGTGGAGGATATAATTTTATAAAACAAGGACAAGCCGCTTGGAACTATGGCTTGGTTGCCGCAGACAATGAGTTGGGCGGAATAGATGTAATAAGTAGTCCAATTGGATACAACTTTGTACAAGAAGTATGGCACTATTTATCCTCTTGGTCATTGAGGGGGTTTTATGATTGGGTAGAGGGCGCGGGAACTACTTTTTTCAAACGAAAATCTAGCACCCAAGGTTCTCAAATAGCGGTAACTGGGCTTCCTTATCCTAATTCAGGAATGGCCTTATATTATAAAGAAAATAACTCTTGGGTAAAGAAAGATGAACTTTCCAATAAAACCTCAATGGTGCTTTTTGGTTCGTGGACTGGAACATTGAATTACGCTTCAATGACAACAATTGATGGAAAGGATTATTTGCCATTTTCGCAACTTGAAAACATGTGCGAAATGAAGTTAAAAAAAGACGATCCTGATTCAATTCTATTGGACTTGGTTTGGGGAGCAGAAATTAAGGATGGGTATCACGGGCAAACAATTTATGAAAACGCGGATTACTTGCAAAACAAGTCGTGGTTGGTAGCGTACAATGTTACTAACGGAAAACTTACTAGGAATTCCTCGTTCAAACTAAACAATGAAATACAAAGTCTTGCTATATCAGATTTAAAGTGTAAAGATGTAAATGGCGATGGGTATGATGACATTCTTATGACTGCTTACTTTGGGCCTCCGTTAATTTACATTAACGACAAAACTGGTACATTTAACCGAATTGATCCCGCAATTGTACCTAATGTTGGTTTTTATATACAAGGCGAGTCTTATATCTATGATGACATTAATGGGGACGGGATTCCCGATATTGTGAGATTTCCAGTAACCAATACCCAAGGGCCAAATTCGGATCAGGGACCGTTGAAGTTTAAAATCTACACGGGAAATCGACCGATTCTATCTAAAGACCTTCTCAAATAAAACTGTTGCGTTAAAACAACACATCTCCAAAGGTTGACGATAAATACCCGTGGTGATATAATTATTATATTGAGTCAGCAACTAGCAACACAGATCATGCGTAAAGAAACTATCTCGTTCAAAGTTCCCCGAGCCAAAACTCGGGCACACTTTGTCCTCTTCTCTGAGGATTCCCCCTTCAAGCCCAAGGCTGTGAAGCGTAAGGATTCCTACAAGCGTAAGCCAAAGTACAACAGGTACGAGGAATGATTATGCTTGACAAAATATCGGATTGGGTGTATACTAGACTTCTGATGTTGATGTTTTACCCAATCGAAACATTAATTTTGACTAGTGTTTTTGTGTTTGTTTTTCTAATTTGGAGTAACTGATATGTATACTTACTGGGCTTTTGTTCGTACTGTTGTCGGTGGTTTTATGCGTGTTACCGTTCAAGCAGATAATCCTTATAACGCATATCAAATGTTGCGGGCAATGTATGGTAATCAGTTGATTTCCGAATCTGCTGCTCCGTGTTAATTTTTAAATCCTACTTTATTTAAAGGAATCACAATGTCTAATCAGACTTTTAAGGTTGCGGGTATTACTGTTCATGGCGATTCAATCAAGGTCCGTTTTACGGATGACATGGTTCGTCGCATCAAACAATTCACTAAGGGCGGAGCAAGTCGGTGTGACTTCGTTGAATTGCCCAGTGAGATGACTAAAATTGAGGCACTGAACTATTTGGCTCAGCATGCCGAGTTTCAAAGCCCTAGTGATCAGGCTACTATCGCCGATTGTCTTGCTGATAAGAGCAAGGAATCTAAGAAAGGTGAAGTAAAGGTTAAGGCTGAAAAGGCTAAACCTAGTTTGGCAGCAATCAAAGCCCGTGCTAAAAAAGCAACCGTAACCCCTGAACAAATTTTGGAAGAGGTAAATTCACCCGACGCATAACTTGTTCGCAAAACAAAAAGCCCCTTATGGGGCTTTTTTTATGGGTTGTTAACCGTTTTTATTATCCAAAAGTCATCACTCATAGCAGTGTTCTGAACCACTTGGAACGGCATATAAAAATAGCCCTTCAATCCCCAAGAAGTGCCCCAACTGTTTCTAGCGATAAATGCCTCTTTATTCATATCATACCCTACTAATAGTACAGCATGACCACCTAACAACCTTTCAGTTCGTGTATTAGGGTAAGGCATAACTCCTGTTCTACCTGTACTGATAAAACTGCTGTATACATCAAAGCCCATTATTATGGGATGTTGATTAGATAGAGCGTTAATTGATCCAGTGTACTGATCGGTAATGCGTTCGTATCTAGTTATTTTTCTTCTTAGCCCATCACTGATTGCGGCAGTTGATGGCTTTGTCCTAAATTTACTTATGTTGTATGGCCATAATCTTTCTAGTGATGCGCCATATTGATAACATGCTTTGATGGCATCTCTTATGTAAGCACCGCTATCATAATTAACAGTTCCTTCTATCAATCGTACATAGTAGTAAATAAACAACCTGCTTACATCAAGCATGTTATTATTTTTCTTGTTAAGAAATTCAATCGCACCTGCTACAGCATTTCCTGTACAACTGCCTAAATTGCCCTGATCTTCTATTGGGCTACAATACCGCCTTAAATCTACCGTAGATGAAACTCTTACATTGGACGCATTGTAAACATAGTCTCTTGTATCAATCTTATCACGAGTCCATTGCAGGTTAAATTTACCGGCAAGTGTCCTAGGACCTAATTTAATAGTAGAGACACTATGGATTGGTTTATTAAATGTATGGTCTGTATTACTATCTATGATTGTACGCGGATCTTGTTTAATCATATTATGTTTTTAGTATCCAAATCTTGAGGCGTAAGTTGCGTATTGAGATTGGATAGTAGCCAAATCTAATACACCGTTGTACACTTTGATGAATCCTATATTAGCGGTTTGTACTTCACTGCCGGATGAACGGCTCCACATTCTTAATTGATTGAATCC